AGAGACATGATTAGGGGGTTTTGGTCGGAATGTTTATATTATTTTTGAGGGGATTTGTTTATTTTGGGAACACCGATAATTTATATCCAATACTTCTATAGTAAAAACCGTTATACGCGACTTCCTTATCGAGGGCCTTTGCCATCGTTTTATCACTCATATGGAGTTTCCGTAAAACATCATATTTATATATGAACTCTTGGATCAATTGATTGGATGCGTCATATTGTCCAACCCCGTCTTTGTAAAGAATAGGGGATTTGCCATTGTTCATAAATCTTGCTCCTCCGATCGGAGAAGCAAGATTGTCAAACCATAATGATATGTCATATTTCATTCCCATCTGGTAGACCAGCGGCAAATGAACGAATTTTAATATAATCAGTATATTTGTTTCAATCTTACTTTGCCGATTGCAAAAGCAAGATTGCCATTTCGTACAATTCATTGTGTTTTTGTCCAATCTTACTCAACCAATCTATTATGCAAAGAAAAAATATAATATTTTCATTATATTATTGTTACAAATCTTGCTTCATGCATGCATAAAGCAAGATTTCGCTTTTCATGTTATAAGCAAAAATAAATTATTCAATATTATTTTCATTTTGCATTATAAAAATAGAATACTCTGTGCCGTATTTTTTAACGATTTTCTCGTCCATTTTTTTTACTTGTTCTTCCAAAATATAATTTTTTGGAAGAGTCATTTGTAAATTTAAACGTTTATTATCAATTCGTCTCTCAAAAGCCAAATATTGTTTTTCATCCACATTTCCGGTAAAATATAGATACTTTGGTAGTATTGGTTCTTCGCGTTGCGGTAAAATTCCTCGATCCAGATTTTGAATCGTTCGTATCGCATCTTGCAATTTTTCTTGGATAGATATTTTGTCTGATTTTGTGGTTTCCCAGCATTTTTCATCTAGAATTGGGTGACGTTCTATTCTAAAATATTCGCGATATTTGGTTCGTTCTTTATTTAACCAATTTTTATAATATACTATATATTTTGGAAGCATATCATGTGTAATACCTTCAGGCAAGGCTTGTGCATTTCGTTGCCGTTCTCTTTTTGTTCCAGATTTGATTCCTTTGGAATTTTGTTCTTGTTCTTTTCGCGTAGCGATTCTTAGGTTTTCGTATGTATTATTTAAAGGATTTTGGTCAATATGATCAACACTAATACCTGAGGTTCCTTTTCCATTACCATAACAACCAGTGATTACTTGATGTATATAAAAAATTTTAGAACGATCACTTGATAAATGCGAGAGTATATATCCATTCGTTCCTTTGTACCAAGTAAATTTGCATTTCATTTTATCTTCGAAGTCCAATATATTTTGATATGATTTTTCGCAAAGTTTTATTAATGTAGATTTTTCACAATACATTATATAAATTTCCTTTCCTTCTTCATTGGTTATCCATATCGGATTTTTCATTATATGTGCATCAATTCCGGTTGAATTATAATGTCCCTGAATATATTTTAATACGTTATAATTTTCGTTGATATGTTTATTAAAATTATGAAATAATTGAACATTTGATTTGCGCAAATCAAATTTGTTACCATTTAGAAAATTGTAATGCGTATAGGTATAAGAAAATTTGTATAAAAATTCTACCAAATTAAATAATTTATTGTTTGAAGAATAGTATGGGTATTCATTTTCATTACAAAAAATGAATTTTCTTCCAAAATTTAACATTAAGCATAACGAATCTGTATCAATAATAAATATTTTATCACTATATGAAATTTCTATGCAATTTAATACATTATTGTATTTATATTTTGGTGCATATGAGCTACAACAATGTGTTATATGAGCTTCCATAATATAATTTATTTATATTATAGATATATAATTTTCTTTATATTATTTATTCCTAAAATAATATTTTGCAATTATTAGAAAAAAGTAATAGTTTCAATTGCTATACGCGACCCCAGCCATGCCTGAGAGCACTCTGAGAACGTTGTAGTTGGTGGCATAGACACGCACCTTGGCGGTGTTTGTTCCACCGACAGTGGCGGACGAGAGCACAAGTTGGAGTGTGGCGTTGTCAATTCTGGAGAAATTGCACGTGCCGCTGGGTTGCTGCTCTTCAGGCTTCAAGGAGAAGGAATACACGTTGATACCAGTGTCGGGTGCGCGGGTGTGGCACTGGAAGGGTTGGACAACGTCGAAGTAAGAACCCTCACGCTCAGAGAAGCGGTCTTGGCCGTTGAGCTGGAGCTTGGCAGTCACAACGGGGTTCTGGCCCCAACAGTGCATATCGAGGGCGGTCTCGGCAAGAACGAAGGTTCCGGCATCAGAGACAGCGGACTCTGTGATATTACCGTCGTTAAGTCCTGCCCAGCTATTAGTCTGAATGCCGGCTTGTTGGAGATCAACGGCGGCGGGGTCGTTGAAAAGACCGCTGGAAAGCATGAAGTTGTTGGAGGCAATCTCTGCGGCACCACCGAAAGCGAAGGCTGCATTGGGGAGAGCATCAATAGCATCAGTGTAGTTGAAGGGCTGGGCACCTAGGGTGCGGTAGAGGATCTGACCACCGATGAGGGAAGAGCAGTAATCCACGTTGGCATCAGGCTGGACAACCCAGACAAGCTCCTTGCAAGGGTGGTTGAAGTTGAGCTTGATCTTGTTGGAAGAGGAACCGACGGACTCGTCACCAGTGAATTGGAGCTGCTCGATGAGGTACTCGTGGGGGTTCTGGGCCATCTTGCGGCGCTCATCGGTGTCGAGGAACACGTAGTCGATGTAGAGAGAGGCAGCAACAAGGGATTGCTGGTAGGCGGCAGTGACGGTGCAAGGGGCAGTGCCGTTGTTGAGAAGGGAATTCACGGCCCAGAGGCACTCACCAATGGGGCGGAAATCGATGTTGATCTTGACCTCGTGGTACTGTACGAACCACATATACCCTCCCTTTCGGGATATTTACTGGCACCAATTGTCTCTTGTATTGATCAACATATAACTACAAGAGACAACCGATCTTATGATTAGATCGAATTGCCGGGGACTAGACTATATCTTAAGTTATCATTGAAGTTGATTAGACTTCTCAAACCCATAACCATTTAGTCGTTGAACCTTCCTCATATCCTTATCATATCGGATTTAGAGGCTTGGCTGCGGATTGCCGATTTCATGCGTATTATATACACAATTATACGGGGGATTTTTACCATACCTGAGTTCTACTCTCAGCCACTGCAAACTTTCATTTACAGTTTGGTACCCCAAATATTGTTTCAAACAATATTTTTTATACGTCTTTACGGGTTTCCCGCAATTTGGATATGTTGCCACCGTTGCAACCTTAGCAACAAGCGACTAGCATCTGAGGACTGCATTGGAATGCAGGCGGAGCCTCGAACAAATTTTTCCTAAAGTAGTTCTCCGATACTTTAGGTTGGATACTTTTCTGCCCTACAGATTTTAAGGCAATGAGAGGTAAAGCCAAACCGGGGTTGCGGCAAAACCAGAAGAGGAGGGGAATGTAGAGGGTGGTCTCAGGAAGGGCATTGCGGGGAGCGCAAACCTGGTTGGGGCCAGCAGAAGCGGCGCAAGGACCAGAGATGTTGGCAAAGGTGGGGTCAGTTACGTATGTGAGTTGGGTGGTGTTACCAATCATCTTGAAGTAGCCACGGAGTTGCTCAGCTGACATGGTGAGCTGGTTCCAGATGTGCATCCAATCGCCGTATTGGCGATCAATGCGTTGGCCACCGATCTCAACCTCGACTTGGGCAACAAGTTGCTCACCAATGAAATCGAGCCAGCGGGCATAGACACCGAGAGCACCAGTATCACCAGTGTTTCTCATAGACTGGTTGATCTCAGGGAGAGTCACCTGGAGGTAGGTGCGGTAGGCGAGATCACCGTTGCGGGAGATCGTGCAGGTGACACGGCGACCGAAATCGGCCTGGCCCGAGAATGTTTGCTCGATGGACTCCATAGCGAAGTTTGTGTATCTGCGGTAAGAGACTTTCCAGAATGTGATCTCGGGTGTTCCAGTGAGGAAGACGTCTTGTGCGCCATAGGCGACGAGTTGCATGAGTGCTCCGGCCATTTTTGCTAATTATATTCTTTCCAGAGAAAATAATTTTGGCTAAAGAAACCGAATTGTCTAAATGGGATGAATTGGATTGGGTGTTATGTATGTGTGAAATATGGGGTTATGGTTTGGTCAGTTTGTTTATTTTGTTACCATAATGGTAACAAAATACGTGAGTTATTTGGATCTGTATTTTTTTGTGGTGCGTTTATGTGGGGGTTTGCGTTTGTTTTTACGAATCGTATGTTTTTTTCGTTTGGATAAAAAAGCGCGAGACTTGCGTTTTTTTGTTTTATTTTTTGTACCTCCTATTTTACGTTTATCATTAAGTGTAAAATAATTGTCAGTTGGTGTATCGATTGGTGTTTCATTATTGAGAATAGGATTATTTACAACACCAAGAATATTCAACGAATATTTTAACATATCCGTATCCAAAATAATATGCTTATCATTTCTTATATTTTTGAATGCTTCGACAAAAGTCGGATCACTCATTAACTTTTCAACCGATTCGTAACAATATTGACTATCTAGTATAAGAATAATAAATGTTAATATTTTTGATTTATAATTATTCATGCCATTTAAACTTAATTTTCGCGAATTCTCTTTCATTTGTTTAAAATTTATAATATCATCAATGACACAATTATCTACCAATTCAATATATAATTTTAAATAAAATCCAATTAATTCTACATTTTCTTTTATTTGTTCATTTTCTATATCATACTCATCGTACTCTTGGCTGTGACGTGGTGTTCCAGGAGGACTTCTATATGATAAATCGCTTACCTTACTGAGCTTTGAATATTTGCCACCACCTCCATATTGCAATGGTTGTGGCATGAAATAATTTATACCACTTAAAATATTTCGATTGCTATTAGGAATACTTGTTTTATAATTTTTTAATATTTCCAATAATGTCGGATCTCGTAAAATATTATCTATATTGACACCTTGATTTGTAGATGTCTTAATGCCATTAATAATTGTATTAATTCCATCAACAATTGCACGATTTATAGTAAAATCCACTTCGCTCATTTCTTTGTCGAATCCCAATCTAATTATTTCATCACTCATTAAATCACTCACATTAACAATCGAGATTGGAAAAAATGCTGTAAAATCTGACGGCGAAACAATTTTTACAGATTCGGTATCCTTTGTTCGCGAGGAATATAAATCTAATATTTTTTTTATATTTTGTCGCAAAATATCAGAAAGAATCGAACCATCTTGATTAAAAACATCTTGAAATAACAATTCAAAATTTGCCGTGTTTAAACTATCGAATTGTTCCTTTATTTTATTAAGTATATTTTCATCTGAAATTTCGGTAATTGATGCTAGATTAATTAATATAACCTGACCGGAATCAAGAGTATAAGAAGTCGGTGTATATCTAATTCTCTCTATGCAGCAATTAAATGAAATGAATAATAAACTACAATATATAAATTTTAAATATTCTTCATTTAATTGTGAATGCGTTAATTTCGGACGACCTGCAACACCGCTATTGTAAAAAATATCTTTGGATTGATTTAAACAATCAATCAACCGATTTCTACCAGAGCTTCTTACTTGAATTTTTTCATAGTCAAATATTCCTTTTGTATTAACTGCTCCTTGTTGTGTTGTGCCCCCCACCAATTGTATATAGAATTCATTAAAAATTTGCTCAATTATTTCTACAATTGCATCTTTATTTGCTATTATTTGACTACGTAAATTAATTTCATTAATTATATCTCTTTTTAATTTTATAATTTTTGCAACTCTAGTCGTCTCTATTTGTTGTGGCGTAGGTGCAGTCGGATTATACGCAGAGATTTCACTAATCGTTTTTGTCATCACACGAAGGCGACTAAATAACATACAATAAAATAAAAACCCGTCACTCGTAAAAAGGGTTAATGGAATATTATTTATTTTGCGCACAGTATCTACGGATTGCTGCTGTAAATTTTCCTTTATAACACTCAACCCATAGGTTTCGGCCTGACGTATAAAATCTCCAATGGTTTTTAAATTCACTATCATTAACATACGAAATTCATCTCTGGACAATAATAATGCGCCATCAAAATCAGATTCAATTGAATCAAATAATTGATCACTTAAGTTAGATAACAACTCTAGCATTGTTACATTTGGGACATTGGGTGCATTACTACCAAATATTTTATTTATAATACTTGAAAAACATGTAAAACTATGAGTTCGGTTATAGACCCATCCTGCAATTTCTGGAACTCCCGGTGACCCTTCGTCGTATGGGACGTCAAAATAAAAACATGTTTCGTGGGCTGGTTGAGTATTTGGCGGAGGTTCAGTATAAAGGTGAATTCTTCCATCTGCTGTAGCAGGAATAGAATTCATATTTTTAATTTTTTCTAGATAATTATTATGATTCATATAACTTCCACCAACCAGTGGAACAAGATCAAATGCATATCTAACAAATTCTTTAAATTCATCTTCATCTGCACGTTTATGTAAAAAATATCGTACTCGAATAATTATATAATAATCTTGGTCATCTTTTTTGCCAATTTTAAAATACGGCAAACAATATTCATATTTATTTACTAATTCAAGAGGAATACGATTCGTCGATTCTAACATATCATTCGTCGATTCTAACATATCATTCGTCGATTCTAACATTGTTTTAAGATGTCTATTTTTATTACTACTTGAGTCGGCATTGTCACCCGGACCCGTTAATGTATGTTCTTGATATATCCTATCATAATCTTTTTCATCGGCAGGACCAATTTCAGTTGTAAAATGGACGGCGACCTTTATACTGAGACCACTATCGTGATGTATCATATCTGAATTTGAATCTATAATGGATTTTAATTTATTCATGCTTACAAGATCATTCGAAACAGAGCCAGTAAATCCCTTTAATGGAAAATTTACACATGTGTCTATTAATTTTAGAGTATCTGGTGTTGATTCTATTAAATCATACAATATATTAGTGCTACCAGGCAATTCGAAACTGATTGTTTGTGGGGCACTTGCTAGTCCATTTGGTCTGATTTCAAAAATAACAACCGATGGCGAATCACCAATCGCAGGATAAATTAGTTCTTGTAATTTATGAACACCATCTTTAAAAATTCGATACGTTTTTGAATAGGTGTCTTGTCTTCTCGTAATTGTACAAGCATCAGTTAGACCGGTTGTTTTTTGAAATAATTCAAAATATTGTTTTTGGACTCTTTTATCTTTTCCAGGTAATAAATAATTATAACTCACGGTTCCTTTTTCTCCGCGAGTTTCGAAAAAATCGTGTATTCGATCAATGATAAAAAATATCATAAATAAAAATTTGAAATTTGTTTCATTGACGCCAGCTTTTACATAAAAACATGTTATAGGTGATCCAGATTGTTCTCTTATCATTACATTATCAAATATTTCAGAAGTTATTCCTTGCGGTGCTTGCGGTGCTTGCGGTGCTTGCGGTGCTTGCGGTGCTTGCGGT